GGTTTCATCGGCTTTTGAAACGGCCAATAACGCCGCGTCACGCTCTGTCACGGTGTTATTTGCGTTACGGTGACGGCGCTGACGTTCTGCATTCCCCGCGCGCGCTTTGGCGCGACGCTGCTCATCCATCTCAGAAACGGCTTTCGCAATCTGGTCGCCAGAGCATCCAGCCGCCGCCATTGCACGCACCATATCTGAAAGGTTCACGCGCGCGCCCCCTTGCGATAGACAGCGCCTTCCCGCCGCGCTTCATGGCAGCGGATCGCGTGCAGGATCGTCGTATGTTCCTTGCGGCCGAAGCAGAGAGCCAGTTCGGCCAAACTCAATGCCGTCTCATTGCGAGCGCGCCACATAGCCTCTTGCCTTGGCTCGACCGATACCCGGACGCGCCGATTGGCGAGCAGTTCGCTCACGCCCAGGTCGTATTTGTCGGCCACTTCCGCGATGATGCGCTTGACCGTGTTTCTGTCGGCCTCTTTCTTGCGGAGATACTCCTGTTCCAAGTAGGAGTTCATCGTCGTCTTCGTCGGCCTGATATCGACGCGGAGCCGGAATTTTGAGAGTAGCTTCGGCAAGTTTACGGGCGGCGGCAGTTTCTTTGGCGCGGGCGCTATGACGACCAGCGACCGGGGCGCGATCGGCGCTCCTAACCGTGCCCGGCGCGCGGCAACCTCATCACGAGTCGGCAAAATCATCCGCAGCACTCCATCGACCGAACCGAAACGATAATCACCGAGCGATCGCCGTAATGCTTGGTGACTGACAGCCGAGCGACCTGGGCGTCATCGACGAAAACGATTTTGTTGATTGCGTCGGAAACCAGCTTGGCGAGGTTGTCGCCATCGGGCTTGCTCGTTTTCCAGAAAACCAACTCGCGCTTGGTTTTCGACCAGCTTGCGGGCGCCAGATAGATCGCCTCGACGGTCATTTCGACCGGGCCATGCATGGGTAACTGGCCAGCCATCGCGCGAGAGGCGAAAAGCTTGACGGCCGCCATGAATGAGGCCTGTTTCCGCGGCGTGTAGCGGCGCTTCCCGTTGGCGCCGGCCCTAGTAAAAGCACATGGCTCGCCGGGGATCGCGAATGAAACCTCGGCGGCCCAGGCCATCAGCCTTCACCGAGAGCCGACAGATATAGGCCCATGATTTCTTCTTCTTCGCGCCGCTTGGTCGCGTCCTGCTTCCGCATGGCGACGATCTTGCGCATGATCTTGGCGTCGTAACCGTTGCTACGTGCTTCCGAATAGATCGATTTGATATCTTCCGAGAGTTCGCGCTTCTCGCCTTCGAGATTTTCGATGCGCTCAATGAAAGATTTCAGATGGCCGCCATTGACGGAATTGTGGCCTAACTCGCTCATTTCTTGCCGTCCTCGATCTTGAATTGGTCACGATGCCTGCCGCAGGCCCAGGTATATTTGCCTGGCGCGATCTGCACGCCGAAGCAGGGGTAGGCGCGGCAACCAGGGTGCGCGCATTGCTTGCGCAGAAGGCTTTCGTCCGGGCGATCCGGCGCCTTGTCAGGCCTCGCCATCGCCGCCGTCCCGCCAGCCTTCCGGCCATAAGTCCGGGCGGAACTGCTCGCGCTTGAACTCGCCATCGGTCTTTTCTTCGACCAGAACGGCGAACTCCGCGGGGACGCGGTTCGATTGCAGATAGCGCCAGACGTTTTGCTGCTTGGCGCCGATCTTTCGCGCGAGCGCGCTTTGACCGCCGGCCCACTCGATGGCGGCCTCAAGCGTGCGTTTGGAAGGTGTCTTGTGCTGTAAAATCGTGTCCATTACACAGTTATAACACACTAAGTTGTGAGGTCAACAGACGAATGGATATGCAACCCAGGTGTTGCAACCCAACTCGATTATGTGTTAAACGCGAGTCAACTAGGCGTAAAGCCAAGCTAAAGAGGTCGCAATGACGGAGGACGAGCCTATGAAGCCGATTGGACAGCAAATTCGCGAAGCTCGCGAGGCGCGTGGATGGAGCCAGAAGAAAGTTGCCGATCTGGCTGGCTGCAAGCAGCAGACCGTTGGTCGGCTGGAAAATGGCGATATCCAAAAGTCTGAGGACTTGCCGGCCATCTGCATGGTCCTCGGCATCCGGCATCCGGCGCTGGCGAAGAACGCGCGCTATTATGAGACGCCGATGGAAACGCAGGAAAGCATCGTCGTTTTCTACACAGACGCGACGCCAGACGGCGTTTTCATGACTGATACCGTCGGATCAGAGCGCCCGAGGCCGCAATTTCTCACCAATGCGCCGCTGACCTATGGCATCTATGTTCCGGGCGGTTGCTGCATGGCGCCGATCTTCCGGGCCGGCGAAATTCTACTTATCAACCCTCACCAGGCGCCGCGCCCTGGCGACCGCTGCCTGTTCCGCGACGCCGCCAACCCAACCTCGCGCATCAAGCTTGGCGAGCTTGTCGGAGAGGACGCGACGACATGGAGCGTGAAGGTTGTTGACGCTGACTATCAGATTGAAAAATCTGCGTTCCCTCACGCACATTTGATTGTCGCCTGCCTGCGTGGTTAATGTGTGAACCTAACAACATTATGTGTTGACTCTCGACGCTGGCGTGTTACCGTCTAGCTGCACATTTTGCAGAAGGCGGTAATAAAATGGTTCAGCAAGCAGGCGGCGAAAGCGCGGCCGAGAGAGTGTTATCGGCCGTAGATTATTTTGCCGGGGTCATGCCGGATGATGGCTATGTCGTCGTTTTTATCAATCACCAGTTAGGAAATTGGGAAGGCATCAGCCTGCGCCTTGAACGCTGGCTGGCCGAGGGCGCGCCTGGAAACAACCCCTATTCGCCGCCGATCGATCTGGTTCAGGCCCAATGCGTCATCGGTGCGCTTGAGGCGCGGCTGACCGAGGCCCGCCAGCGCATCGCACACAAGATCGCCCAGGCGACCGGAACCTATGGCGCCGAGACGCCGACCTATTCCGGCTTCCTGCCGTTGCGGGAGGTCTTGCAGTGAAGATCATCGAGCAATGCGCCATGATCGACCGGCCCGGAATTTACCGGATGGACGCGGCCGACTATCACGCTGATCCATGTCTTGTGCCGAGCCTTTCCAGTTCCATCGCCAAGATCATCATCGAAAAGACGCCGCGCCACGCCGCCGCTGAGCATCCTAGGCTCCCGGGCGTGAAGAAGGAGCGCAAGGACAACGCAGCCATGTCGCTTGGCTCTGTCGCCCATGAATTGACCCTTGGCAAGGGCGGCGGCTTCGATGTTTTCGACTTCGAGGACTGGCGCAAGAAGGAGGCCCAGGCGGCCCGCGACGCAAGCGCGTCGAGCGGCCATATCCCGATCCTGCGAAAAGATTTCGAGTGCGCAGAGCAGGTTCGGAACGCCGTCCTCGATATCATGGCCGAAACGCCCGGCTGCGGGAACTTCTTCCGCGAAGGCCATGGCGACGCCGAGACGGTGCTGATCTGGCAGGAGGACAACGGCGTCTGGTGTCGCGCCATGTTCGATTGGTGGAGCGCCGACCGCGCCCACATCATCGACCTGAAAACCACCGGCAACGGCGTCTCGCCGGGCGAGGCCGGGCGCACCATGGCGAACATGGATTACGAGGTCAGCGAGGCGCACTATCTGCGCGGCCTCACGCGCCTCCTGCCCGACCTTGCCGGGCGCGCGAAGTTCAGTTTCGTCTTTGCGGAAACCGAAGCGCCCTATGAAGCGACCGTGATAGAGAACGACGCGACCGGCCGCGAAATGGGGCGCCGCAAAATCGAATACGCCATCAGCCGGTTTGGCGATTGCCAGCGCGACGGCGAGTGGCCGGGCTATCCGCGCAAGGTGCAGACGGCAGTTTACCCCGTCTATGCCGAGAAGGCTTGGCTGGAACGCGAGTTGAGCGACCCCTATTTCGTTTGAGGCTGACATGGCCATTTTGACTGCCGAGCGACTGCGCTCGATCCTCCATTATGATCCTGTAACCGGCGTATTCACTTGGGCCGTGACGCGCACGAACAGTCAAAAGGCCGGCACCCGCGCCGGGAACCTTCGCAAGGATGGGTATCGGTGCATTTCTATTGATCGCCGCTTATGGCTAGAGCATCGCCTAGCTGTCCTTTATATGACCGGCGCGCTGCCTAGTGGCGAAATAGACCATGTTGACCTTGTAAAGGACAATAATGCGTGGGTGAACCTGCGGCCGTGCAGCCTTTCTCAGAACCGCGCAAATACACGGCTCAGGTCAGATAATAAAACTGGACTGAAAGGAGTCCATTGGCACAAAGACGCCCGCGCCTGGGTGGCGAAATCGCGCGGGAGGTATTTAGGAAAGTTCGATTGCCCGGCGGCGGCTCACTTCTCCTACATCGTCGCCTCTGACAAATCATTTGGAAAATTTGCGAGGTTCGCATGAGCATCGAGTTCAAACCTGCCGTCCGTGAAAATATCAACCTTCTGATCGCCCTTGCTGGCGCGTCTGGATCGGGTAAGACGTTTTCGGCCCTGAAAATAGCGCAAGGCATATCGCCTGCTGGAAAGATATTCTTTATCGACACCGAGGCCAGGCGTGGACTGCATTATAGCGGACAGTTCAATTTCATGCACACCGACCTGCGCCCCCCATTCAGGCCGGCTCGGTTTGTTGAGGCTGTGCGCGCGGCCGAGTCTGCTGGCGCCGAGGTCATCATCATCGATAGTTTTTCCTTGGAGTACGACGGCCAAGGCGGGATCATTGATTGGGCCGACGAATTGGCCGCGAAGGGCGTGAAATCTCCGCTCAACTGGTCTGAACCGAAGCAAGCCCACAAGAAGATGGTTGGCGAAATGCTGCAATCGCACGCCACCATCATCTTCTGTTTGCGCGCCGACGAAAAAATAGAGGTTGTGCGCGAAGGTGGCCGCACCCAGGTCAAGCCACTTGGCTGGATGCCAATCTGCGAAAAACGCTTCCTTTACGAATGCACGACCAGCTTCACGCTCACCCCAGACCGGCCCGGCAAGCCAAATTTCAACCTCCCGCATAAGTTGCAGGACCAACACCGCGGCTTCTTCTCGGACGATCGTTGCATCGACGAGGAAGCCGGGCGCCTGCTGGGCGCATGGGCGCGCGGAGGGGAGACAAAACCTGTCACCCAAGCGCCGACGATGCAGCCGTCGATCGACCTGCTTGCTGCCGGCCAGATCGAGGCAGAGCGCGGACTTGACGCCTATCGCGCGTTCTGGAAGGGCCTCACGGCCGAGGACCGCCAAAGCCTCGCGCAGTTGCATGAGGAATGGAAGAAGATCGCCCAGGCGAGCGACGAGCGTTTCCTTGCCGAGAGCGCAGAATGACACTCGACGCGCTGCCCCTCTATGCCACCGATGCCGAACTGGCGAAAGCCATCCTTGGCAAGCGGGCGAAGGAGTGGCCGCGCGTCGTCGCGCTCTATGAGCATCGCGGCTTACCCCCGATTAACACATTAATGTGTGGACGATATCGACCGGCGGTGGTAAAGTTCTTCGACCATTTGGAAGGTGTGACGAACAGCGCCCCGGTGGCCTCCTGTGACGGGAAAGAGGACGCTTTGGCATGGAACAAGAGAAAAACGCGGCGGCCTGCCCGGGCTTGAAATACAGGCCGAGGGCTGGCGGGAGAATGGTCCCGGTCTGGTGCGCCCGCCCCGACGCGATAGCCGCCGGCTTCCCAATAAAGACCGCAAACCTATCCGATACGCCGCTCGACATGCTGCCGGCGCGCTGCCAGCGGCTTTGGGCGGAAATGCTCGACTTCATGGGCCAGAGCAAGCGTCCGGGATATGATGGCACGATCGGCGCGCTGATCGACGTGTATACGACCGCTCCGGAAAGCCCCTATCAGAAGCTCAAGGCGAGCAGCCTGCACCCATACCGCATCTATGCGGCGAAGATCAAGGCGATGGCCGGAGCGCGCCGCGTGGACGCGTTGACGGGCCTTGATGTGATGCGCTGGCATGAGCTGTGGCGCCATCCGCAGAAGCCCGGCGGTAAGCCGCTGCTCGGCGCCGCGACGATGGCGCTGAATGTCCTCAAGGCCGCGTTGGCATTCGGGCAGATTTGCGGCTTCCGCGAGTGCGCCGAACTTCTCTCAACGACCAAGCTGCTCACGCTGCCGAGGCCAAGGAGCCGCGAGGAAGCGCCCGAGGCCCAGGATATCGAACGGGCGCGCGAGGCCGCCCATGCCATCGGGAAGCACCGCGCCGCCCTATGCTACGCCTTGCAGTTCGATACGACGGCAAGGCAATGGGATTTGATCGGGGAGTGGGTCCAGCTTGACGACCCGCGCCCCTCGACGGTCCTTGGCTATGGAAAGAAATGGATCGGCCTCACATGGGCGAGCATCGCCAGCGGCGTTCTGAGCATCATGCCGAGCAAGACCTTCGAGACGACCCGCGCCCGCGTGAGCGTGAACCTATCGCTCTGCCCGATGGTGCAGGATGAAATGGCGCTTGTGCCGCCGGCCGAGCGCACCGGCCCGCTGATCGTGAACGAGGGAACGGGCCTGCCCTATCTCCCGCAGGAGTTCGCTGTGATCTGGCGCAAGGTCCGCAAAAAGGCCGAACTGTCGCCCACGCTCTGGAACCGCGACATTCGCGCCGGCGGCATCACCGAGGGCGGCATTGCAGGCGCCAGCGCCGACGACCGGGCGAAGGTCGCCGGCCATTCCAGCAGCAAAACCACGCGGGCGGTCTATGATCGTGACGTGATCGTGGCGTCCGATCGCGTGGCCGAGGCAAGAGCGAAATTCAGGAGAGGCGAATGACAAGAGACGAAGAAATCTGCTCGACCTGCGGAACGAAATGCTCTTGCCGGAGCAGCCAAAGATCGATCTGTCTAAGTTCCGGAGGGGCGAGTGAAGCCACCAAATGAAAGATGCCTGGATTGCAAGTTCTACTTCGACAATGGGAACATATTCGGGGAGGAATGCCTCAGATTCCCCCCGACAGTCATCGTCTTAAAGAACGGCGGTCTTGATAATGTATTTCCATTTGTGGATGCCGATAATTGGTGTGGGGAATTTAAGCCAGACGACACAGAACAGCGTGAGAACGCCGTTCCTTTAGCTGCCGGGAACGATCGGGAATAGACAGAACAGAGCCAAGCAAAATCAATAGGTTGCGAGCATCAAATATTAAAATTTGGTTAACGACAACCTATTGAGTTAATTGAGGAAAGTTCCCCGCAAAATCAACACGATGCGGCTACACACTCGACAACTTATTGTGTTTGCTCGTTATTTCCACATCAAATGGCTAGCGACAAAAGCTGACGCGGCGAGGGCGATCGCCCATATACCTTGGGCGCCATAGGTAGCAAGGACGGAGGCGGTCTTAAACATTCCGGCCTCCCCGTCCTTCGCACTTTTCATGCCTAGAACGGTTGAGCGCAGGCCTGGGTAGTCCCGGCCGTCGCCAAAGATTTCCCTCTTGACTTCCGACAGCCCAAATTCGACGGCCACAACACGCCGTTCAAATTCGCGGGCGCTTTCTTCATGGCGCTCGAAATTACGCGAGCCTTCATCGAGCCGACGGTTGATCGCCTCCATCGTCGCCTTGATCGAATGGATATCTTCGCTCATCTGTCCGAACCGATCGAGGGATGCGGCAATAGCGGAAAGCGCCCCCTCGACCGTTGCGAGCCTTTCGCCGTGGCTTTGAACCCGCTCATCCATCGAAACAACCGTTCTTGACCGTTGCTGCACTTCCACCACGACGCCCCCTTGGGACTAGAGGGCGATCATTTTTTCTTGATAGCGAGCGTATCAAGCGCGATACCCGAATATCGCTCATAGGTCCGAAGCCCGGCAATTCCGACCCAAACTGGCAAAAACGCCGCCCAAATCCCGTCCGACATAAGCGGCAGATGCGCGGCGCTGGCGATCAATTGATAGGCGGCCGGGATAGGGCAGAGCAGCCACCCAGCCGCCGGCCTCCAGCCTCCATAGAAGAAGCGCAGCAGCGCCGGCCCCTCGATATGCAGTTCGGCGTCGTTCTGATCGACCTGCAATTGCGCCAGCGCCAGATCGGTCTTGTTCTTTTCTTCGAGCGCGAGCAGCGCGTCGGGCGCGGCAGGAGCCGCCTGCACCGTCGAAGCGACAACCGCGGGCGAAGCGTCCGCCGGCAATCCGACCGACTGCGCAATCTGCGGGATCAGATCGCCAATGGCGCCGCCAACGAACGTCCCCAGCGGGCCGCCCACGGCAGTCCCGACCAATCGGCCCAGGATCGGCGCTCCCTTGGAGACGAGCGCTCCGGCGAGCGCTTGTAGGTCTTTCGGATCGAAGCCCATCAGGAAGCCTTTCGCGCGGCGGTGAGCATGGCGACGACGGCGGCGAATGCTTCAGCGAGCGTATGGCCAGCGGCGAGAAGCGCGCGCGTCGTTTCGTGGATCAAATCGGAGTCGGCGGCGGTCGTCGGCGGCGCAGGCAGAGGGACCGGCACCGGCTGGGCGGCGGGAACTGGCGCTGGCGCCGGAACATTCAGGCGCTGGACAAGCGTTCCGGCAGATGGCGCGACGGGCGCGGTGACGGCCGACGGCGCCTGTGGGGCAACCGGCGCGGGGGACGGCGCCGGGGCCGGCTCCGCGCCGTCAAGATAATGATGCGCGCGGCCGAGATACATGATCCGATCGCTCAACCCATTGGAGCCACCATTGATCAGGCGCGTCACTTCCGCAGTTTTGCCCGCGCGCGCCGGCTCGTGAATGTTGCGGGATGTCCAATAGGCGCAGGCGATATCGAGCGCGTGCGCTTCGGAAAGGGCAAGGTCTGGGTTGGCGACGAGCGGGAGGCCGGTCGCGCGCTCCATCGCGGCGTATTGGTCATGCCCAGTCAGTCCGAGCGGGCCGCGCGCGCGGAAAATCCAGCCATCATTCGGGCCAGAGTTCCCCATGCGCCCGCCATAGACCCGGTTGGCGATCGCCCGCGGGCCATCGGCGGCGACATGGGCGGCGTCGATCTCGCTCTTGAAATGCGAGGCGCCGAAAACCTGCCAGAGCCGAGAGCCGGAATAGTTCAGATTTTCCTCGAAGCGAGTCAGCCCCCATGTCTCGACGCAAATCTGCGCGATAAGCTGGCAGGCTTCCTCACCCGATTGGATATTGCGCTTGGCGAAAACATCAGCCGCATGATCGACAATCGACGCGACGATCTTGTCGTCGGCATTCGGGCATATCAACTTGAGGGCTTCGGCGGAAATCATAGGTTCTCCCCGTCAGGAACGGGGAGAACGTGCGCGGTTAGCCGCGGTGCAGCAACGCACCAATCAGAAGGACGATATTGCGGCGCGCCTCCATGCGCCTGAGTACAGGCAAACATAGATATAAGATGTATCCATAGCGAACTGACCCGCTTGGCATGCGGTAGTCGCAAGCGGAGGCGTGTAGAATTTAGGCTCGCATGTTCCGTTCGACCCAACTACTCCGTTATCGACAATTGTATAATCTACATAAACGCCGAAGCTATTCCCGCATGAATTATACGAGACGACATTTGCCGCAAACACTATACCGTAATGAGCATACGATATAGTGTTGCCGGTTATGACGGATGAGTTTCGGACAGGATTATGCGCGCCCGTCCCATCATCAGGACCGGGGCCGCTTTGCGTGAAGCTCATGGCGGTATCGACCGGATGCCCGGCGACGCTGGCGCTCGTTCCCTGGAACGTGTTGCCCGAAATCGTCAGGCCATCGCACATATCGCATAGAATGCCAGTTCCGGAAGTGCTTCCGCGCGCCCCGCCTGCGTTGCCGAAGGTGATAAGGTTCCCGGTAATCTGCGACGTGATGACGTTGGAGCCATCGAAGCAGACGATATTGCAGTTGAATTGTGTGTTGGTGACGCTGAACTGGTTTTGCCCGCCGCCGCCAAGGCTCCCGCCAGCCGGCGCATTCGCCGTAAGGGCCGGGACGATGCCATAATTGACAACGGTGAAATTGCTCTGCGAAATATTGAGGCCCTGCACCCACCCGCTCGCCGTGACGCCATAGTTCGCAAACCAGACATTCAGGTCGGAAAAGTTGAACTGCGTCGGGAAATGGGCGTTCGTCGTGCCGTCAATGCCAATGGCCGTCGTGTCAAACGTGAGGGACGACCCGTAATAAAAAATGTGCGCGCCGGAAATGTTCTGCGTATCGACCGCATAAATTCCCACGGTCCATTCCGCCGTGGTGGACGATCCGGAGAACGACAGATTTTCGAGCAGAACCGGCGATGACGGCGTTCCCGCGATGGCCTGGCCATTCAAGCGGATGGCTGTGCCGGGCTTTACCTGCGTCGTCTTGAAGGTGATGCCGGAAATTTCGAGGCCAGAACCGTAAGCGTCGAGCCAATTCCCCTGGGTGAAATTGACGGAGAATGCGTCGCCGGCGTTGGTGAATAGAAATTCCGTGACGCCCAGTCCAGCCCCACGCAGAACAAGCGTCGAGCTTTGCGTGTAGCTAATGGTGTGGGTCGAGCAGAACTTATAGTGGCCCGCCGGGAATTTGATTTCGCTTATGACGCCCGCAGTTGCGACATTGAGAGCGGTCGTCAGGGCAGCGTCAGAGCAGGTTGCCCCGGTGGGGTCCGCCGCCGCGACAAAGGCCGCCGTCGCCATGCTCATTCCGTAGGAGAACGGCGTGCTGCCGCTGACCGAGAAGGCCGAGAGGGGCATCCATGCCGCCGGGTATCCGGCGCCCTGAGAGGTCCACACGTAGCCAGAAACAGTCGGCGGCGGTGGAAGGTAGCGCCTCACTTCCCGCAGAGACGACGTGAGCGTGTTGACTGACTGCTCATATTCGTTGCGGGTTATCCCTGGCGCGGTCGGGATCGTCAGGTTCCGCGGATGCCAGGAGCCAATGATTTCGAGCGACCCCGTTGACAGCGACGGGGAAAGCGTCACCTGAACATCGGTGATCGGGAGGCTTTGCAGGCCCATCGCGACGCCGGAGGCGCTGGCGCACGTCCACTCGCTGCCGAGGACCATCGGCGTTCCATTATAGACGACGCTGATATCTGTGCAGTCGCCATAGATAGCGAAGGGAACGCCAACGACTGTGGTTGGCGTCGAGAGCGCAAAGTTTGCGTAGCGATCGGCGTCAGGAACCGGGGGGACCGTCGCGTGCGCAGCGAGCGGAAAGAGCGCGAGGATCGCAGCGGCGGCGATGCGCTTGAGGGTCATGTGCCAGTCTCCAATTTTCAAGGAGACTGGCTGTGTCAAGGGGTCGCCTCAACGCACCGCAGCACGCGGAAGGTTATCGCCCGACGGGCTTGCTAATGAGGGCGTTCAATTGCGGCTGAATGGCGACCTGAACCTGCTGATAGGACGCCAAGACACCGTGAACGCCATCGCTGGTAAAATAATTCGCCGTTCCGTTGACTTTGAAAAGACCGCTGTTGCGCGCGGTTTCATAAACATCGGCCACTTCAAGATATCCAATTGTCAAAGGCGGAACACTCCTGATCCAGTTGTTGACCGTGATACGAACGCTATCCCAGCCGACTTTTGTCTGGTTCACAGTCGTCGCCCAACTATCCGTCGAAGTTGTTTCAGGCTCGATGGTGGCCTGTATGATAGGCTTCCCCCCGAATAGACCATATAGTGTCGTCAAAGAGGATTGGACCTGCGCCGCTGTTCTGCCTGCGAAAAGGTCATTGACGCCATAATTCACGACGATATGCGAACAATACTGTGACAGGGCGAGACGCTTCGTGTAGTTCGTTGACGCGGCGTTGACCGTATCGCCAGAAATGCCCGCGTTGATATAGGAAAACGACGGCCCAACGGAGCGCGCAATATCGCCCAGGTCATCGGCAGGAATATCCGGAGTATCTTTCAATCCCATAGCCCGGCTGTCGCCGGAGATGAACACGCTGGGCCTCGTCGTCGTCCCAATAATGGCCAGCGGGCCGCTCATATTGGAGCCGCCGTCGCCATCCGTCACGGTCCCGCCCATTGTCAAATCCGGCGTCGTCGCGCCGAAAAGAAAGGCCTCACCGGCGCTCACATTGGCTGGCGTATTCGTGTAGATGATGCCGGATGCACTGTTCTTCCAACTCCGCACGAAGAACTGCGCGCCGCGAGGGATCGAAACCGAAACGGGATCGGAAACGATCGTTGCCCCACTGGCGATAGAGCCAGTTGCGGAATTGTTGAATGTGACCTGCGTAAAAGTTCCGACAGGATATTCAATCGAAGCCGTCACCGACATGGACGATGCCAGGCCTGTTTCGGCGCCGCCGGGTATGGCATACCAATTGCCGTAGACAACCTGCAATGAAGTGATCGTGTCCCTAGCGACATGGATCGACCGCATCATGGACTGCTGCGACCCTCCATTGGTCAGGTCGGGCACGTACCCGCGCGTGGCGACGGCTCCCGTATATGGCGCGAGAAGCCCGAGAGAAGGGAGTGTCAGCCCACCGGTAATTGATGCCGTATGAGCGACGGGGTCAAACGTCCCAATCGGAACACAGATATCGTCAGGGTTGCTCCCGGCGACCCCATAGCCATGCAGGCATAGCGCTCTTTGCCCCGCCCCGCCCTGCACCGTGAGTTGAACCGGCTGGTCAGCATGCGCCGCATAGGAGAATGCAGCGGCCAATATCGCGAAGCGAAGAACCTTAAAAATGCGCGCCATGTGACTGCCCTATCTTAGAAATGCTCGATGATGATGGCGCAGCCAGCGCCGCCGAGGCCGCCCGCCCCAGCGGTTCCGCCGTTCTGGGCAGAGCCACCGCCGCCGCCGCCGCCGCCGCACAAGCCGCCGCCGCCGCCGGCCCCGGCCGCAGTGGCATGAGAGCCCCCACCACCACCGCCGCCGCCGACAGGCAGGCTTGCCGGGTAATTGAGGGTAGATGAAGCAAGGCCGGCAGACCCCGCGACGCCCGTCGCGCCACCAGCCCCGAAAGACCACGCCACCGAGGTTGTCTGTGACCCACCATTGCCGCCGGTCGCCATGGCGTTGCCGGACGTGATGCCGCCGCCAGAACCTCCGCCTGCCGCCGCCCCAACAGAACCGCCGCCGCCAAAAGCTGCGCCTGCGGCAGAAGACCCGGCCCCGCTACCGCCGAACATTGGCGACCCGCTCGTCGCTCCGCCGGCGCCCGAGCCGCCAGTCGGGGCGCCATTGCCGCCAGCGCCGCCCGTTCCGCCCGAGCCAGTCGCCCCGGCCGCGCCCAGCACAAGGCCACCGGCGCCACCGCCGCCCGTCGCAGCCGCGAGCGCGCCACCTTGGCCGCCGCCGCCGCCACCGGCCAGTAAGAGCGCCCCGAATGAAGACTGCACGCCAACGCCGCCATTGCCGCCGGCCGTGTTGTCAGACGCCGCCGCTGTGCCGGCCGTGCCGCCAGCGCCAATCGTCACCGTCTTGCTCGCGCCGATCTGCGCCGCCGTGAACGTGCCAAAGGCCAGAGACGAGCCACCGCCACCCCCACCGCCGGAAACCGCCGTAGCCGCCGCCTGACGCGCACCGCCGCCGCCGCCGCCGCCGCCGCCGACGAGATAAACGTCGGCCGTCTTAACACCCGTCGTCGGCGTATAGGTTCCGGACGCCGAGAAGGTGACGACATTGGTCTGGTTCAGGCTGGTCGTGTGAGCGACCGGATCGAACGTCCCGATCGGAACGCAAGTCGCGTCAGGTGTATCGCCATTGGCACCAAAGCCATGCAGGCAGAGCGTGCGCTGGCCAACGCCAACAGCGACGCCGAGCGTGACGGGCTGCGTCGCCATAGCGGGAGCGACAGGGCAGACCGCCGTGGCGAGAGAGAGCGCGAGCGCGAAATGCTTGAGAGACATTTGCCATACCTCGGAACGATGAGACGGTTGCGGATCGTGGCCTTACCGGAGGACCGCCAATTGGTTCATGAGAAGCTGTTCGACCTGGATATGCGTGAAACTGGTCGGGTGAATGCCATCGGTCTGGCCGACATAGCCCGGACACCAGACGCCGCCGTTCGGAACCAAGACGCTCGCCTGGCTCGGGGCGCACTCCACCAGGCGCGCAATATCGATCAGGCCCGCGCTCGATGTGGGAAACGTGTTCGTCATCGTCGGCCATTGCAGCGTCACGGCGAATGAGCCGCTTGTGCTGGCCGCGCTCGTGAGCGTCATGGTTCCGGCGTATTGGTTGATCGCGGTGATGACGTTATTGGCCGGGATATTGCCCGCGCTCACGGCGTACATGCCCGTCGTTCCGGTCGTGACCGTCAGGCCCGTGCAGCCGGTGACGCTAGTTGTGGCGTTCAGCGTGCATGTCGTCGGCTGGCCATAGCCGACAAGGCCGCGCATGAAATCGTTGAACTGCGCCCGGTAATTGTTCGCGGCGACGTTGACTGTAGTCTGGCCGGCTGTGTCATTCCATCCGTTGCCAGAGTTCGTCTCAGGCGTGACGGTCGTATCGTAGACCTTGATGCCAGGGATCGCCGCCGCCGCATTGGTGCGGATCGTGGCGCGGTCCGTGATTACGTTGTCGGCCGTGCGGGAGCCGGCGAAGAAATCATTGACGCCAAGTTCGAGCAGACCGCTGGTCGCCCCAGCCGTCGCCGCAAGCTGATTGCGCAGCGTCGCGTTAGCCGCAACCCATTGTGCGCGGTCGCCGGGGACACCGAAATTAAGTTGTGGGCCAAGATAGCCCACGGCCCTGCCAAGCAGCCCGCGGCCACCCGACGGGTCGCCCATCATGTCATTGACGCCAGCGACAATGCTGTCGCCCATCAGCCACCAGACGGAGCGATCGGACAGCCCTATGACCGCGCCAGGAAACCAGCAGTTGGCCGGGCTGGTCCCGAGAACCGTATCGTTCGCGGAGTTGTCGGTCATCCCATTGCCGATGGCGAACTCATCGCCATTCCCGCGATCGCAGGCGTTCGACCAACTCGAATAGACCGCCTTGCCCGCGCCGCCGCTCCAATCGAGGAAATAGTTGACGCGGAATTTCGCGAAGGGCGGGATCGTAAATCCAAGCGAGGTCAGATCGGTGCAGCCATTCGTCAGCGCCGTGACCGTTCCAGTCGTCGCACCATTCCACAGCAGGTCTTTGAAAGTCCCGCGCGGATATTCCACGACGATATGAGCGGCCGTGATATTGCCGCCGGGCGTAGTTTCAACACCCGAAACGGTCGAATTGATGAAATAATTCGGGACGCAGACCTTGAGCGCAGAAACCGGCACATAGGACATCTGCCACGAGCGGCCATTGATCTGCGTGTTCGAACCGGACAGGGTGTTCGCCATGCCCGTTCGGTTCGTGACCTGGCGCGGCGTCGCCGGCGTCACGGCGCTGACTTGGGTCGCGAATGGGCCTGATGTGTTGCGCACGCCAATGAGCGTCGAGGACGCCGACGGCGCGGTGTAGCCCGTCACCAGCACATTCGCGGAGGACGCGCCGAGCGAGAGGCCCCAAAGATGCGATCCGGTCGAGAAGGTGGCGGGCGGCGCGCTCGGGCTTAGCGTCTGGCAAATAGCGGCGGCAGCCGGCTGGGCATCCGCGGAGCAGATCGAGACAAGCGACGCCGAGACGTTCTTGACTTCGGCCGGCCCGGCGCCGAGGTCCGTATAGGAGCTTGACGTGATCGCCGTTTGCGCGAAGGCGGGCGCCGCAAGAGCAGCAAGGGCGAGCGCCGCCGCGAAAAGCCTTGATATGCGCGCCATGTCAATCCCATCCTGCCGAAACCACGGCGAGAATGGGCGACGGATGCTAGGGCCTCAACGCACCATCTGGCTCATGTCGGGCGGCGCGCTCGGGGCGTTGTCGCCCGGCGCCCACCAATAGGTCTGGTGGTGCAGTTTCTCGGCGTTCTCCTTGGCCCGCGCAAAGGCCCGCGCGTAATCAGGATCAACAGATTTCTGAATGTTATCAAATAGATAACGGTTCGCCAGCAGGCGGGTGTACCACAGCGTCCCGCCCGGAGCGAACTTCTGAATGTCGCGCGCGAGCATCCGGCCATAGTTGACCTTCTCACCGTTCTCCGCCGCGCGCCGCGTCGAGGACGTGATATCCTGCAATGCCTCTGGAAACTCGGCCATCGGCCCCATTAGCATATCGGTCCATGACGCCTTGCCCGGCTCCGTCGCGCCCTTGAGCAGATCGCCATAAGGCCCGAGCGCGCCACCCATCAGAGCGGCCTCGCCCCAAAACCAGCCTTCATCGACCGGCTTGGGGTTTTTGCCCTGCAAGACCTGCTTGGCTTGGATCGCGACGGCGCCCGCCAGCGTCATGAACAGACCGAGCGAGGCCGCCTGGCCCCATCGGCCGTTGCTCGCCTCCTGCGCGGCGCGCACGCCATGCGTCGACAGCATCATGATCGGGAAGGACTTGAACAGAAACATCGAGCGCGTCAGTTCGCCGGGCAACGTGCCGCCCTTGGTCCCGCCGCTGGTCAGCGCGCGGATGCGGTTCGACGAGCCGGCGAGATAGGCGAACTGCTTCTCGTCGCCAATGGCCGACATGAGCTTGGCGCGCACGCCTTCCTCAAGGCTATCCGGCATCAGGAACTTCGCCGCCCCGGCGCTCATCGTCTCGCCCTTGGACAGTTTGGCCCAATCCTCTTTCGTGAAGCCGTAATCGGTCAGGAAGCGCGCGAAATCATGATCTAGATCATCGAACCCCTTGCCGGAGCGCTCCGCGATCGAGGCCAGAAATTCCATCGAGAAGGCGCGGTTGATCGCGCTGTCCCATGCGTGAAGGCCCTGCGCGCGCACGACGAAATCGGCCATGCGCTGGAATACGCCAGTCCCGAACATCTGGTCGCCATATTGCTTCGTCCCGAGCGCGATGCGGGTCGCCGCGTGCGCCGTGACGCCGAGCCGGGTTGCGAAGGCTTCCTTGTCGGGCGCGTCCGATGCAAGCTGGTCGAAGATCGCCTTGGCGAGCCGCCCCGCATCGAGGCCGCGGAACTTCGCCGCCACCGCCCAATTGACCGCATCGGACGGGATCGCCGTCACGATAGCGCCGCCCATGTTGGAAGCCGTCAGCCAGGCGCGCGCGCCCTGAAACACCCCGGCGATCGCCTCGCTCTCGACGCCGGAAGTCTGGCCGGTCATCAGCTTATGCAGGCGCTCGGCATTGGCGCGGCCTTCCAGCGGCGACATGAGCGTATCGCCCAGCTTTTCCCAAGCGGTGCGCGCGGGCGGATTGAGCGCGCGGGTGGCGTCTTCCTCGATCGCCATCTTGAGCAGGGCGTCGCCGGTCGTGCGGAAGTTCGGCCCCATGACGTGGAGCATCGCCAACTCGCGCGCCATCTTCTCGCCGTGGGCTTGCAGCATCGGATAATAGTGGCCCTGCCCCGGCCCATATTTGTCCATCAATTCGAGATAGGCGTCGGCGCCCTTGCGCCCTTCCGCGAACCGGAAGGTGCGCTGCTCGTTCTTGAACACGGTCGAAGGCCCGGCACGCGAGGACATATCCTTGCGAATGTCGTCGCTCGCGCGCTGCAAAACCTTGTCGCGCTCGGCCCCGGCGACGAATTTCCCGGTGTCCTGGTCGAACACCTTGAGCGCGCCCGAGTCGATATGGCGTTGCAGATCGGCCTTGAACTCGCCCTCGCCAAATTTATTGACGCGCTTGCTCTCCCAAAACTGCGGCAGGCGCCAATCTTCGGCCACCTCGAAAATCTTGCCGAGGTCTTTGGCCTTCTGCGTCGCCCATTCGGTCGCGTCTTTCCAGCCCTTGGCGGCGTGCGCGGCGACATTATCGCCGGTCTGCTCGCCAAAAACTTCGCGGACCATGTTGCGAACGCCGGTCTTGTCCTGCTTCAAGCCCGCCATCGTGGAGCGATAGGCCGCATCCGCCTCGTGCATCTTGGCGGCGATCGTCGGCTGATACAGTTCGCGCTCGAGCGAGGATACATTGATACGGTTCGGCAGCGCTGCGTTGCGCGTGTCCTTATCGTAAAGCGCCGTGAAGCCAAAAATCGGGCCGTTCGGATGCTCTCTGATGCGCTCGCTGTTCTCGATCCATTTATTGACGCGGCGCGCCAGTTCCATCTTCTTCGCCTTGGCCTGCGCTTCCAGCCGCTTCGCCAGTTCGACGGAAGCCGCCGCTTCCGCCGCCGGCTTGTCCATGTTGCGGAACAGGTCTTCGTTCAGGATGCGATTATAGAGCGCGCGGGCGTCGTCGGCCTGCTGCTTGGTCAGTTTCCCGGCGTTCGCGAGGCGCGCGATGCATGACTCTATTGACATTATTCAGCCGCTTCCGTGAGGGACATGGGCGTATTGCAGGCGTTCAGTTCCTTCGACAGCGCAAGGTCGCCATCGATCTTGTGCAGTTCGGCGTCGGCAAAGCCCAGCGTCGTGTTGCGTTCGGCGTCCGTGACCGGCACGCGGTTCTTGCCCTGCGCGATATTGCGCTCAAGATCGGCGTTCATCGCCTCTTGCACTTTCGGATCATCGACGGCATGGAGCAAGTCTTTTTCCGGCGTGGCGAACCGGGCAAGCGCCGCCTCGCGCGCGTCCGATTTGGAGACGACGGCGGTCAGCGCCTCCTTGGCCGTGACGGGCGCCGCGCCGAACATATCGGTTCCCTTGGCCGCGCTCTCGGTCATCTCTCTCGCGAAGCCGGAAAGGTTCTCGCCCATCGCGGCTTTCGACAGGAACCGCTTGAGGTCGCCATCCTCGGTGCGCTTGAAGAACAGGCGCGCGGCGAGTTGAGACGTATCGCTGTGGAAGAAATCGCCCTGCGCGAGCAGCTTCCCAACCGGCTCGCCTTCGTCGCGGGCGCGCATGATCGTCTTGACCGCGCGCATCACGTCGTCCGTCACGTCATGCGATGACGGGATTTCGCCGCGCGTCACCGCCTCGCGGAACTTGATCCAGTCGCCGGAACTGTCCACCAGGGCCGAGGCGATCGATTTGATGTTGCTATCGGCGTGATCGAAGGCGCGCGACACGACGCCGGGATCGCCATAGGCCCGCGCGACCATCGCAGCCTTGATCCGCTGCACGCCCGCCGCCGAGAGGTCGCCGTTCGCCGTCAGCATCCCGCCGCGCTCGCCTGGCGGCAGTTTGTTCGCGAAGGCGCGGGCGAAATCACGGTTATGAACGCGAAGCACATCGCCGCCGCGGTAATATTGCGTCACGTCATGGCCGAGGAAGCGCGCGTCCGAAAGCGCCTGCTCCGCCGTGGACATGCGCAACGACGCCGAGCCGTTGGCCGCGTGGGTGAAGTCCGCGCGCGCGCCCTCATCCATCTGCGTCACGCGCCGCGCGACCAGAACCGGCTCCTTCATGCCCGACGTGTCGAAGCCAGACCGCTCAAGGAACGCCTTATAGGCTGCCGCGTCATCGGCCGAATAGGCCATACGGACGGCCATCGCGCGCCCGTTTCCGCTCTCGACGACGTTATCAGGCCCGACAATCGGGGCGCCGGAATTGGCCTCAACGCTCGGACCAAGCCTTTCCGGCTCAAGGTTCTGCGCGATCGAATAGACCTGCTCACGCGCCGGGACGCCGCCGCGATTACGCGGCTGCAACTCAGGCGGGTAATCGGGGTTGACGTTGAAATTCGCGTCATGCGACGTGATGAGGTCGCGCGCTTCCGCCAGTTCATATTTCACATCGACGGCGCGGTTGCCGACGAAGGACCGGCCTGGGATTGATATGGCCTCCGGCGCGGGAGCTTTCGGCTCGGCGGGGAACACTTGCCCGGTGCGGGCGCCAAGCTCCGCCTGCGCCGACGCGGGCAATGCTGCATCCTGCCCGCGCAAAATCTGCCCCTCGATCGTCTGCACCGCTTCCGAGTGCGCCGCCGCGCCGGTCGCGCCGGTCCTGAACGGATTGTTCGCGGTGATATCTTCCTGCCGCTCAGCCACAATGCCCGCGTCGCGCGCCGCCGTGGGGAGCGTCGCGGCGACTTCCGGCGCCTTGTCCGTCAGGTTGCGCCAGATCGCGCCGGCGGTCTTTCCGATCAGCCGCCCGGCGAGGTCAAGGCCCACGCCGCCCACCGCCGCCCCGACGACATTATGCGCTGCTTGTCCGAGGCCATAGTTCGGATCAACGTCAACCTTGTAGCTGGCGGTCGCCGCCTCCTGTACCGCCTGCTGCGCGGCCATGCTCGCGCCCGTCATCAGCGCCGACTTGAGCAGGCCGCCCTCCGGTATCGTCGTCATTGCCGCGATATTAAGCCCGGCCGTGAGCGGATCGGAGAATTGCGCGCCGAGGCCGGCCGCCATCTCCGCGCCGCCTGTCCCAAAATCCTGCATCCCCTGCGCGAGCCGCGCCTGGTCCTGCGTCGCCTTGCGCGCCTTGGCGATGCCCTTTTCATAGAGCGTCTGGCTATCCGGGAAGGCCAGCGACGAGTCGGCGTGTTGCTGCGCCAGAGCATCAGCCTGCTTGCGAACCGCCGCGAGTTGATCCAGCCCCTTGCTCACATCGAAAAAGAGCGGGTTGGCCCCGAGCGAATAGGGGTTGGCGAGCCGCTGCCCGGTCTTTTGCTGGACCATATCGAGATGGTCTTGCGCGGCGTCTGAAAGATTAGTCCACGACGCCATGACCGTATCGTTGCGCCGGTTCGCCTCATAGGCCGCCGAGAAGGCGTCGCCCGGCGTCGTCTCAAGCCGATCGGCAATCTGCGACGATGCGCGGGCCTGCGCCTCTTGCGTCTCCTGTGGGAACAGATCGAACATGGCTCAGTATCCGAAAACGGGGTCGATCGGGCGGTTGCTCTTGCCGGCGATAAGGTTGGGCGGCTGCGGCATCCCCGGCTGATAGTTGCGCTCATCGACGGGCGCCGGGAGCGTCACGCCCTGTTGCGGGTGCTGCATGGCGTCCTGCGTCTTTTGGCGCAGATCGAGCAGGAACGCGCCGCCGTCTGCGCCTTTGAGATAGGTTCGCGTCGTCGGGTCGTTGCCGCCCGAGAAGATGCGATACTGGCCGTCGCCGTGGCTTTCCAGCCGCCATTGGCCCGATGCGCCGAACTCATTGCGTTGCAGCATCTTCGCCGTGATCGCATTGCCTTCCTTGTCGGTCGCCCCAGCAAGATCGGCGTCGCTCAGGCGGTTGATCGCATCGCGCACATAGCCCTCGTTCGCGCCATAGACCGGCGAGAGGATCGATGTGCCTTTGAAATTCACCACGCCGCCCGTCACCGCATCGATGGATTGCTTCCAGCGTTTAGCGTTGAACTGGCCGGTTTCGTCGCCGGATTTCGCCGCCTGCGCGACATAATAGGCCTTGGCGGAATTGAGGGTGGAAGCGCGCAATCCAGGGTTGCCGAAGTCCTGAATGGGGAACGACTTGGCGAAAGCGGGCGCCAATTCCTTGTCGGCGGGGATCAACTTGTCGGCCGCGCCCGATTTGATGAGCGCCTGTCCTTCCATCAGGTCTTGCGCGACCTGCGGGCTGTACTGCCCGACCTGTCCGGCTTTGGCGACAATCTGCCCCTCGACGCCGGTCTGCGCGATGGCCGCGAGCGTAGCCTGGCGCTGGGCTTCCGGGAGCGCGGAGAGAGCAGCCGAGGCGTTGAGCTTCTGCTGCGTCGTCCCGGTTTCCATGACGCCCTTCCATTGATCCGTCTCGCTCGACGGGATCGCGGACAGATTGCGCAACCCCTCGCGCGCGCCAATCGCCGTCATCGCCTGCGACCGTTCGATCATCGCGGCGCCCAGGTCATGCGGATCGTCGAAGTTAAGCGGGCGCGGAGGCTGCGCGATCCAGCCGCGGTTCAGCGCTGCCTCGATCGGGTGATCGCGAAGCTGCGCCTGCCCGCGCTGATAGGCCGCCTGCGCCTCGTTGGCGATGTTCTGCTGATGGATTGAGCCGCCCTGCGCCTGCTGCATGACGGAGTTGACAAACGCCTGCCCCTGCGCCGGCGGCATCCCCATAGCCACGTCGGACTGGATTTTGCCTTGCACTTTCGACTGCACCTTCTCACCAAGCGCGGCGAGTTCGGCATTGCCGGGGTTTGACTGGATGAGTTGCGTCAAATTCGCGAGCGTCGCGGCCGGCGGCATAAAGCCATTGTCAAGCTGCTTTGCGGCCGCTGCCCCGATGATCTGCGCCGCCTGCAATTGATTTCCCGCATCGCGCGCCTGCGATTGAAGATATTGCGAAAGCAGAAATGGGTTCGCTTTGAGTTGATCTGGCGTGTAGGGGACACCATTGGCCGAGACGGGGCCGCCATTGCCACCGTTCATTTCGCCGCCGGTCAATTGCGTGAAACGGCGGATAGTGTTTAGGCGCCCGGTATAATTGTGGCCGCTCTCTGGCGATCCGGGTGAATATCCTTTCGGTGCCTCAAAGGCCATCTGTGCATTGACAAGCTGCTCAGGCGACTTGGCCGCATTGACCGCGGCGCTCTCAGGGCGCCCGCGCAATTCCGAGAGGGAGAATTGCGCCTGCTGTTGCCAAGTCGGCATATAGGAGCCTGAAGCCGCGCGCATAGCGTCGAGCCGGCCGCCATTGTGGCCGAACAGGCCATAGCCGATCCCGCCGTCATGAGATATACCAGGGTTGAGGCCGCTTTCAGAAGCCGCCGCGCTTGTCAGAAGAAGCGCCTCATTCGTGCTGGCGCCGATCGACTTGTAATGCTGGTAGAGCGCGCTTGGAGAGGGGCGGCCCGGCGCGGCGCTGTCAAGCGGCCCGTTATAGGCGATATTGATCGCGCCAAGACCGGTTCCGTTCGATGGCCCATGTGGCGCTGGGGCGCCGCCGCCATTCGGGTTGACGCCATAGATCGCCGCCTGCTGGCTCGGGCTAGCGCCATGCTTCGCCATGTCCGCTTCATGCTGCGTACGCATGGCGGCAATGAGCGGCGCACTTACGCCATCGCCTGACTTGATCGCGGCGTCACGCGCGGCGTCCCAATCAGCCGAGGTAATTGGAATGCCCCTATTCTTGGCCTCGCGGAGCGCTTCGATGTTCTGTTGGTTCGCCTGAACCGCAACTTGGTTCTGCCCCTGCTTATACGAAAGCCTGGCCTCACCCGCCGCTTTCAAAGCGACCCGCTGCGCCGGGCTGGCGTCAGGCATATTGTCGATGGCGGTCCAAAGCTCCTCGCGCGCCTTGATCGCTCCCACGCTCTCATAAGCGCGGTCCATATGGCCGACGACAGCCGCGCCTTGCAGTTCTGCCGTCGCATCCTTGCGCTTGTTCTCGACAACCTGCTCTGGCATCCCCCAATGTGGGTTGCCTTTCAGGTCATCGTAATAGCCATTCAGCTTGGCTATGCCCTGCTTATAGGCTTCTGTCCCCGTCGCGCCCTGCTGAGCGAGTTGGAGCAGATCGTTCTTCTGGCTCTCGATCTGCGCCTGCACATTGGCCTTGGCATCCGAATAGTCAGATGCGGTCTTGGCGTTCACCAACCCGTTATAGTGTTGGGCCGACATGGTGGTGGCGTTGTCCACCATCTGGACGCCGAGCGGCGACGAGCCGTATTGCCCCTTAAGGCCAGCGATATAGGAGTTCGCCGCGTTCTGGAACCCTTGCGGGTCGCCGTCGAACTTCTGGCGCATGGTGTTGAGCGCCATCGTCGTGGCGGCCTGCCCCTGCGCCTGCGTCCCGGCGACGGCGGCATGTTCATAAGCAGCGCCGGCCTGCGCGTTGAAGATGAAGGACTGCTGCGGGTGGACGGCGACGACATTGCCGCTGGCGTCGCGCGTCACGACGGGGTTCATGGCCGCGTCGCGCCCGGCCTGCTCCGCCGACACATTCGCAAGCTGCTGGACGCCCTGCCCGAGCGCGGACACACCATTGGCGATATCCTGCCCCTTGGCCGCGATCTGCGCGCCGGAAATGCGCGGCGTCGGGGCTTGAGCGAGCGGGTCGCCGGGGTCTTGGAACGGAAGATCAACCATCAATCACCTGTCAGGAGCCAAAGCCGCCAGATTTGAACGCGCCGGAAAGACCGCTCATGGCGCCGCCTGCCGCGCCGAGCAGGCCGCCGAGAAGATCGCTCTGCGCCGACTTGGCGTAGAACTGCGACGCCTTCTGGTCCTCGCTGACCTGCGCCATGATGTTCTTGACCTTCTGCTGGCGCACATCATCCGACCGCTGCTCGAAATTGTTCGCCACCGCCATGCCGGATGGCGAGTTACCCGCCGTATTGGTAGAGGCGCGCACGGCCGAGATATTGGCCAGCGTTGCCGCCAAGCCGTGCCGCATCGCCGTATCGGTCTGCGTCGCCTGAAGCTGCCCATATTGGGCCTGATCCTGCATCTTCTGCGCTTCAAAAGCGTCGCCCTGCGATTTCGCCATGCCGCCCATGATGGACCCAGCCATCGACAGTCCGGTGGCGGCAAGGCCTATGACGGGAGCGAAAGCCATTAGGGCGTGACCTCGATCGTGACTTCGACAATCTGGCAAGGGCCAGGGCGGGGCTTGACGAGAGATATGCGCGGTTCGTAATCGCGGATCAACGGCCTGATGTGCTGAACACGATCGCGCGGCGGCGGCGCGACCGTCGTGTCATCGCCAAAGTCATAGGCCGGGAAGGTTTTGTTGCGCACGGCGATATCGGTCGAGCCGGTATAGGCCACCGTGAAGCGGGTAATCCGCCGGCGCTTCTGGCGCTGGCCCATCGACTGGCCGTCGGCGGCGTCGGGCGTGAATGGCTCAAATTCCGGCGCCGGATACATCATGCCGATCTTGAGCGTCGGGCTGGTCAAGTTCTCGCCCTGGATTGGGATAATGTTGCCATTGGCGTCAACCACCCGCTCGCCGCGGTCATAGTCGCCGTCCATCAGCGTGACCGAATTTCCAGCCGCCCACCAGGCCGGCCCTTTCCCGGCGATAGCAAGGTTCGCCGGGATCGCGTTCAAGGGGACAGATACATCGCAATAGGCGGCGGGGTCTTCGACCTCGCAGATGACGCCATAATAGGGCGGCGTCGAAATGTAATAGATCGTGGCTGAGTCGGATGATAGCCAGGTCGAAGTGAATGCGCCACGCCATGGCATCCATCCGACGATGACGCGGTCCTGCTTTTTCGTAAGCGTCCCGACCAGAACCGACCCGTCAGCGTTCAGGACATAGACATATTTCTCGGGGAAGGCGCCTGCACCGATCGTCAACCCAAGGCAAACTGGATCATTGAATAGCGATGCGTAAAATCCGCTCGCGTCGATGCCGATATAGGGCGTGGTGTAGCCGCCGGTGCGGATTAGCGCGGAGACGGAATTGGCGCCAATCCCCATGTAGAGGATGCAGTCGGAGGTCTGGACTGGGCGGATATCAGCGCAGCCGTCGCGCGTGATTTCGCGGAACTCGACTGAGCCGGGCTTGAGCGGATTGGCCGCCGAAACGGGGACGTAGAAAATCCCGCTGTCTGTGAAAACAAACTCATCGCCCCAACCGACGACATGGCGCACGCGCGGGCGAGCGCGCCCGGAAGGCGCCAGAAATTCGAGGATTGCAGACGACGCATCGGCCCCGGCGGTCGGATCGCTCGATGATGCCGTGGCGTCAACCCAAAAGAAATTCTGGCCATAGAGCGACCCCCACAGCACGGCTTCCGGCATCTGCGGAAAATCGTAGAAGATGATCCGGCCATTGTCATAGGCGCAACCTTGAGGCCAGCCATTGATATAGCTCATAAATTCTTCCGTCCATTGGACGGTCGTTTGTGGGCCGCCGGCCAGCACGGGGACCGAAAGAATGGCGGCCGAAGCAGTCGGGCCGACAAGATGGTCAGCATCATTGCCGATATAGACCGTGCCAGTCGTCGCGCCAGGGACCGGGCCGCCCACGATTGGGTCAAAGTAAATCACGAACGGGTCGAATGCGACTACGCTCATCAGCACGCAATTGATCGAGTATCCCGTCGTCAGGCCGACATAACTCCCAACGGTGACGGGTCCGATAATCGACGAAATCTCCATCTTAAGATTGCTCTTGGTCGTCTCAACGATCTGCCCAACTTCAAACCCGGCGGCGCTGGGAACCTGCACCGTGACGAAGCTTGGCAGCACGTTCGCCACAACCGCCGTTGCATGCTGCGCATCCGTGTAGCCGGTGATCTGGACCTGCTGGCCAAGGATCGACAGCCGCGCGCCGACCATCGCCGGGGTGAAATAGTTCTGGTTGCAGACTAGATTGATGGTCCCGGTCTGCCCGGAATAGGACATGCGGGCGCCGGGAACCGAGAGACGATGAAACGGCTCCATCACGTAATTGTTGGCGCCGACCGTGAAGGCGAAGGCGCTCGCAGTCCAGGCGTGCGTCGTCCGGTCCCAGGTCAGGATTTGCGGCTGCATCCCCGGAAAGCAGATGATGATTTCGAACTGCGCCTGGCACCATACAATCTGCGCATAGGTCGTTCCGCTCCAGAGATAATTCGCGGTCGTATTGGTGAACACCACATTGCCGGCAAGGTCCGTGATAACGACCTGGTTCGCCGGGAAGGCGATCATATATTCATAGCCTGGCGCCATGCGGACATATTCCACGCGCTTGGCGTAAGCCCGATAGAGCGCGCTGCGGCCGGGCCGCTGCCTCATCGAGCCGGCCGCTGTGGGGCGCCAGTTCAGCATCTTGCGGCCGGCGCTTTTCAGGTCGTCGGCGTCGTCGCGGCGACGGGCCGCGGCGTCGATCTGGCCGCCGTTGAAATCGCGCTGGGCGTGGACGAGTTTGTCGCTCACCAGTTATTCCAATTACGGTAGCGCCGAACCTCAAGCATCCGCGACCGGAAAGGGACGCGGCGCGGCTCCTGCTGAGTGTCGCGCGAGCGCGCCTCTTTCAATTCGTCCTTGGCCATGACCTTAACGCCGGCGGCGAGCGTCGCGTCCTCATTGAGCGACAGGGCCAGCATCGCGGCAACTTCATTGGTCAGCGTCTCCATGAAGCCGACCGAGACGGCCGCCGGCTGCGTCGTCGGAACATAGAGCGCGGTCACACCCTGCGATTGTGGCGTGCAATGGACCTGGCCGCCGATCAGCTTGTAATCGAACGCAGGCGGGCGCGTTTGCAGCGCGGGATTGCCGGGCAGGTTGCCGGGGATGATGAGCGAGGCATAATAATTGTCCCACACGTCGATCAGTTGCAGGCAGTCGGCCGGCATGGCGAAGATGGTCTGATAGCCTGGGAATGCACTGGTTCCAACGGAAGTCAGCGCCAGCATCTTGGTCTGGAATTTCCAGTTGTGGCGGCTCAGGACAACCGGCAGCATCCGGTCGTAAGCGTCAGACCCGGCGATCCATTCGTCGCTGCCATCCTGAACCGTGACGGGCGCATTGCCGGTCTGGATCAGGCCGCGATTGATGATGGTCAGCTTGTCGATCGTGACGGTGACGTTTTCCATGGCGCGCTCCTGTCATGCGGAAAGTGCCGCCCCTGCGGGCCTCTATCAACGCACAAGGAAAGACCGCCGCGAGCAATCACCCACGGCGGTCCTCTTGCCTTCCCCTGTGACGGGCAGGATCAGGAAGTGGCGGCGTCGTCGCCCTTCTTGGACTTCGCGGGAGCGCGATCCTTGGGCGCCTCCACGACGGCGGCGCTGGCCAGTTCCGCGAGCTTGGCGGCCGAGGCGTCGGCTTCGGCGTCGGTCCACGGTTCCTTGCGCCATTCGAGCGGGTGGAAGCCGAGGGCGGCGTTCGCGTCGATCACGAACATTTCCTGAGCGCCATAGATGTAGTGGTAGATCGTGGTGCGGTCCATGTCGGCCTCTTAGTCGGCGGTGTCGTAGACGATCCACGACGAGAAGGTGATGCTCGGGCCGGTGCCAGCGATCAGCAGGTAGAGCTGAAGATACTGGAAGATGAAGCCGCCCATCTGGTTGCAAACCGGGATCACATGGCGCGTCGCGGCCTGCCCGGTCAGCGGTACAGCCGGCGTGATCGAGGAGATGGTCGGAATGATGCGCAGCGCGGCGGTCGCGGCGAAATCATGGATCGCCAGCAGTTCGACGTTGCCGGCGGTGAAAGCCGCATCATTCGAGCCGCAAAGCGCGAACTGATATTTCTGGTCCGACGACAGCACAGCGGCCGAAACGTCGATCACCCAAAAGCCGACGAAGCGGCCCGACAGGATCGGAACCTGGGTGTTGACGTTGCCGGAAACATAGCCGGTGGAGGTGACAGTCTGCGCCTTGGAAAAGGCCGTCGAACTGTCATAAGGCATTGCCCAAGTCGGGATGATCGAAGGCAGGGTAGGGTTCGTGAGCGCCATATCAGGCTCCTGATTTCATGCCGTTGAAGGTCCGGGCCAGCAGAGCCAGCCCGGAGCGGATTGCATCAGGCGGTGATCGTGGCCGCCGTGATCGAGGACAGGCGGGCAGCCGCCTTCGGGTGTTCCTTGGCGATACCCCAGTCCCATTTGATGTGGGTCGAGTAGAACGGAGCGCCGACCATCATGCCCTCATCGAGGACCGAAAGCGGGGTCTGCTCGATCGCGTAAATGCCGCCGTCACGCAGCGACACGCAGTAGATCGAGGAAGTCTGCGCGGCGCCGCCGCCGGAGCCGACTTCCGTGAAGGGCAGCATGTCGGGCGTATCATCCGGCTCGTAGCCGAACAGGATCGGGAGGCCCTTGTATTTCATGATGCGCCGGCCGAAATCGTCTTCCGCGAACGCGATGGTCTGGTTGACCAGCGAATTGTTGCGGGCGGCGGCTTCGACATAGGGCATCAGTCCGCGCGGGAAAATCCAGTGCGTGGGCTTATTGACCATCCAGTAAAGGATATCGAGGTTCGCCAGCGACAGGGCGCCGCCGCCGGAGGCTGCGGAGTTCGACAGGAAGTTGTAGTTCGTGATCGAGCAGCGCGATTGCAGGCCGGTGGGCTGCGCGACGTTCGAGGTGTTGTCGCCCTTGATGAAGGTCGAAGTGAACATCTGCGACAGCGCAATGGTCTTGAGCTTTTCCTGGCGCGCACGATGCTCCATGCCGAGGCGGTCGCAGATGGCGCGATCGGCCTGAACATATTCGTCGATGAAGAACGTGTCTTCTTCACGCAGCGAAAAAGAGCCGGTGGCGGAGTTGCCGGCGGCGTTCAGATTGCGGAAGCCGACGCTCGGCAGACCGGAGATATCCATGAATGCGCGCTTGCCGTTGGTGGCCGGCAGGAACGGGACCGCCCGCATCACATCGGACTCGGCAATCATGTTCTCGACGAAGACGCGCGTGGGGGCGCCCTGCTCAAAGGTCTGCGCATATTCGGCAAGCGTGATCGGGCTTGCGACTTGGACGGTGACGGCCATTTGATTTCCTTTCTATAACCCTATGTTTCAACCGCCCGTCAGCGGCCAGCAGTCCGCGCTTGCGGCGGGTGATTAGCGTATTGCCAGGCCCGCTTTTGCTCGAAAGTCAGTTTGTCCCAGTTGGCCGGAACGCCGCCGTTGCCGGGGCCGCCGGGACCGCCGCGCGCGAGCGCATCCACGCCCTGCGACGTGAGCGCCGACTGGATTTTCTCGATCAGATCGAGGCCCGCTTTCGACAGGCCCATGTTCTGGAAATATTCGACAACGGTCGCGTCGTCGGAGAGCGTCTTGGAAAAACGCAAGGCATTGTCCACGCGCTCCTGCCCATTGTCGCCAAGCGACTTGACATATTCGCGGATACCCTCCTGCACCTGCTGGGCCTGCGCCTGTTTGGTGGCGAGGTCGGCGGCGAGCAGCTTGGAGAAGGTCTCCTGCGTCCAGCCCTCCTTGAGGGCCATTTCGCGCAGCGGGGCGAGCAGCGGATTTTTCTCATCGAAGCCGAAACCATCCGGCAGTGGGACGCCATCAGGCAGTTTCAATTCGTAGCCGGCGGCTTCCTTGGGAACAGCGGCGGCGCGCTCATCGGCGGCGCGGCGCATGTCCGCCAGTTCGGTCAAGCGGGCGTTGATATCCTCGAATTTGACGGAGCCTTTTTCGGCGTCCCAATATTCCTCGCTCAGCCCTTCCGGGCGCGACGGAGCCGCCGGCGGCGGAGCAGGAGGAACAGCAGCAGCGGCATCAGGCGTCGGACTCGGGTTCGACCCGACGCTGGATAGACCGGCGGGGGAGGGAGACGCCGGTTCGGCCGGCGGGGCTTGGGTCGTTAGGTCCGTCACTGAAAATCGCCTCTTTATCGAGCAAGCTCAACAATTCGCGGGCGAGGATGCGGCGGCCCTCATGACCCAGCAACGCACTCGGATCATGCGGCTGCGGGCAGAGCGACGAGAGGCAGTCGATCAATAGCTGGCGCGCATTGCGACCAGCCGGCGACGCGCCAATGATCGCCCATGCATTCTCAATTTCCTTGCGGGTAAGGGCGGCCATTACATGCGGCTCCTGGCGCTAAGCGGCGTGACGGCCGGCATCTTGGGGGCGGGCAGCGCGGCGGGCGGCGGGGCGCTCCCGGCGGCGGGGTTCGGCGCGGCCGGGTTGCCAGCCATCGCGGCGTCGGGAGCGCCGGGCTGGGCGCCGCCCGTCAGTTGCCCGAGCATCTGCACGGCGTTCTGAATATCCTCGGCTTTGCGCATGACGATGATCTTGTCGGCGCCGAGCTTCTTGACGATGTTGACGAAGGTTTCCTTGCCGTCCACGGTCGCCTTGAACTCCTCAGGGAAAGCCTGGCCGCCGAGTTCGATGGCGCGCGAGGCCTGCGCCACTTCCTGCTGCTCCGCGGCGCGCATCGCTGGGTTGTAGGGGACGAGCGCGATGTTCTTGCCATCGACCTTGACCGGCGCGATATGCCCGGCCTTGGTCAGCAGATAGACGAACCGCTGGAAAATCCCCACGCACCATTCCTCCCAAAACGGAAGTCCGGGCGTACCGATGCGGCGCTGCGCCATCGTCATCTGATCGAGCCATTGCGTCGCGCTCGGGGGCGTATCGCCGCGCTGCTCTGGCCAGTCGAGGAAGTGCAGGCGCTTCACGCGCTGTTCGACTTCCTGGGCCGCGTAAATGCCCACAGTCGCCGGCGGCGCTTCATAAATATTCTTGATCGCGTTCTCGGAGCCAGGGCGGATCGGATAAGCCATACCCGCCTCAATGCCCTCCTCGAAATTAACCATCGAGTCATCGGGGATTGTGACCGGAGGACGAAGCGCAAGATCGCAGTTCTGAATGCGCGCCGCAGAGAGTTCATCCAGATGGCGAAGATCGGGCAGCGACTGGATGAGAGGCCCATTGCCGAACGCCCATTCCTTCATGGGGTTGAACCGCGCGACGATGAGCGGGACGGAGCCTTGCCCCTTGATCTTCGCCTGCGACACCAGCACGTCATCGACCAGCACGACATATTGCCATGTCTCGGTCGTTTCCTCGTCCCAGCAGCGCCAGAAGCCGCGCACCAGGCACGTCTTTTCCTTGGCGTTGTCCTTGACATATTTTTCCATGTCGGCCGGCAGCTTGATCTTCGGGATCAGCGATTTCAGCTTCCGGTTCGTCGTATGCTGGACGAAAAAGCGGTCATCAACCTTGCCGTCTGGCCCGGTCCCGATTTCAAGCTCATGCAGCGGGATCGCCTGACAGCGGTTGCCCTGCCACGCGAGCGGCGCGTCGATCCACATCGCGACCGTGCCGACTGCAATATCGGGGATGAAGCTTGTCGCGCATTCGCTGTAGAAATTGCTCGCGCTGATCGCGTCGAAAATCTGTTCGTCCTGCTGCGCAACCTCGTCACTGATCCGCTGGCGCACGGCGTCCGGGACACCAAAGCCCGCCTTGCGCTGCGCCCAATGTTCCGCCTCCGGGATGAAGGTGTTCACGATCACGGTCGCGAAGTCGCTCGCCATTTCGCAGGCGAAGGAAATGTTGCTCTCGCCCTGATTGCGCGGCTTGGCGCCAACGGCCTGGCGCGAGCTGATGTGGCGGGAGCGATGCGGCGCGGCGAAGAAATAGGCCTCGCGCATGTCGAGTTCCCACTCCGCCTTGTGGCGGCGGCAATCCTCAAGGCGCCAGGTGGCTTCTTCCTCAAGCTTGTCGTCGATGCCCTTGAACTGTTTGTTGCGCCCACCGCTCATTTGCCGCCCCCGAACATCGAGGCGAGCGACGGCATGGCGCCGAGCGAGAGGCCGCCGACCGTGGGCGAGCCGCCGACCAGCGCCGGGATCGAGAAGCCCTGACCCTGCGCCTGGGGAGCGCCAAACATCTTCAGCAGGTTCGCGTTATCGACGCCGACATTCTGCTGCATCTGCTGGATTTGCTTGGCGCCCGCCGCCTGCTGCTGAGACTCAATCTGCCAATTTGTCGTGGGCTTCGGCGCTTTCATCGTGGATTACCTTGGCTCCTGCTCGCAAGCAGTCTCGCCAAAGGCCGTCCGGCAGCAACGCACCACTCCGCAGGCCAAGCAAATGCTTGATCGCCGGGACGCACCAAAACCCCGCGCGCACCCAGAGCGCCGGCTGTTTCTCCGCTCGATCAAGCCGCAGGATCGACGCCGTATCGGCCCACGCGGAAAGCTCGCGCTCGCCGTCGGCGCCAGCCGGAAACAGGAACACCCGCGTCCCCCAAAGCCCGACCTCGTACAGCACCCATATCCGCGCGCCCTCGGACCAGCCAAAGGCGTTCACATGCTTGAACCGGCCCGGAACTATCCGGTCAAGCCACTTGTTCGCGCAGGAAGGATAGAAGGCCACGAACCATTGCGTGACCTCTCCGGGCGACAGCTTCACGATCACGAAACGCGCCTCAGTGATTTCGCCTTGGGCGCGACGTTCAGTCGCTTCATCGATCCAAGCGGCGCGCGCCCCGTCGCCCGGCGCCCCTCGCCCAAACCGAGGAAGGCATATTGCGCGCAGTCGGCCACGTCGGAGAATTTATCCTTGACGGGGTCGGGGTCGCCATTCGCGCCCTTGCGGACATGATAGCGACCGCACATCGCGGCCTTGAATGTCGGACAACCCGATGGCGACACATTCACCCGCGGCAGGCCGTTATGCATTTCGTTGAGCGCGCTTTCGACGGCGGCGAGGCGGGTCTGGATATTGTTATTCGCCAGCCCAGGCGCCGGCAGAACCGTGATGCCATGCGTGGCAAAAATCTCGTAGGCCGTGCGCTCGTCGCCCTGCCCCTTGTCCTGCCCTTTCGGGTCGCCATAGATGCGATATTCGAAGCCGGGATATTTCTCCGCGAGGAACCGCTTGAAGATCGGTGCGAATGTCGCGGCGCCCATGCCGTAGCCGCGCACCTCATACTGGATGAAAATCCGGTTGTTGATGTGCTGCATGAACAGCGCGCAAGGCCGGCGCCCGAAGTCCATGCCTATAATGACCTCATGCCCCTCCACGGGAAGCAGCGGCGCGGCTGCGATATGCGTGTCCTGATTGAACGATCCCCAAACAGGCTCGCCGTCTACGACGAACACGATCTGGTTACGCAGGCGAGAGTCGATCCACGCCTTCTTTTTGCCGCGCGACTTTTCCTCGTAATATCCCGGCTTGAGCCAGCGCTGGTTCTCGCAGGCCGGGTTCATCTTGTAGCCGACAACCTGACGGCCATCCGGCGAGCGGATTTCGAGCAGTGCTGGCGGCTGGATAAAATAGGACCAGTTCGTCGGCAACCGGAGCAGGCCTAATTCTTCTTCCGTCAGGTCATCCGCCGGCGGGGCCTCGCCCGTCATCTGCGGCAGCCAATGATCCTCATTCGGCGCGTTCAAATCCGCGATCACGCCATCCCAATTCGAGCCGCCTTCCTTCATCGACGGGTAGCGGCCGGTGCGGCTTTCCGCTTCGTCAAAGATCGCCTTGTTGGTCCACTCCAATTCGTTGAACCAAACTCCGGTCAATTCGAGCGAGCGCAGCTTGGAAATGTCGTCGGCGCTGTCGAGTGCGAGGAAATAAACGTCAAGCTCGATATCCCCGATCCGCACCATGTGGCACATCGGGCGCGTGCGAACGAGCGTCCCATACTGCGCTTCCGGGAACCAATCTAGCCAAGTCTTTAGCGTAGTATTGGTAAGATCAGGGTAAGTATTACGGACGATAGCCCAACGCGACCGGCGCTTTCCATCGATCGGCGAAGGCTTCTGCTCCATCGCAAGCATGTAAATTTTCATGCATGATGCAGAACTTGTGCCACTTCCGATCGGCCCCCGTATGATCGACACATGTGATCGATCCTTGAGATACTGCCGCAGCACTTCACCATCTGGAGAATAGACGCGCTTCCCGTCGATGGTTTCAAGTCCGGTCGTGGCTGGCGCGGCGGTCATTCTGGCATTCCCTGGCGCATGGCCATCTCGAATAAGTCCTCGATCGTTTTCCAATGCAGGCCGTGCGCGCGCGTGCCTTCGAGCAGCATCCGCGTGAACTCGGCCGGCGAGAGTTTGAGTTGGGCGGTAGGCGCCAGTCTGGCCTCAAGGCTACGAATTGCCGCGGCGACAATCTGCGCGTCATTCCTGCGCTGGATATCCTGCTCGATCCGAGTTTGATCTATCGCGCTTGTCGCAACAGTCATACGAGTAAGGGCCTCGAATGCGGCGGCAGATGTTTTGATGTGCGTCATTCTCCTGGCCTTTTCGTATGTGCCAGCCCAAATCATCAGGATTAGAGCAGCCCCGCTAGCGTAGCCCGACAGGAACGTCAAAAGCGGCTGGAGCCAACACGCCGCGGGGTACGCAACCGGCGCTAGAATGGACCCGGCCGCCACCGATAAACCGGCGCCCATGAGAAAGAATGCAATTATTTGTCGGTCTGTGCTCGTCATGACCACGGCCCTTCGATAACGGCTTTCACAGTCTGGATCAGACCGAAAATGTCGAACCTCATTCCCCTTGCTCCTTCGCAAACTCGATCTTCGCCAGCGTCACCTTCGCGCCCTTGCGTTTCCAGGCTGTCTGGCTCCTGCGGACGGCGGCGCGCAGGCGGGTCGCGCGGTCTGAGGCGGCGTTGTGCTTGAATTTGGGGGTGGTGGTCATGGGTCATAGCCTCACGAAAAACAGGCGGACACCAACCGCGAAGGACAGAAGACCGGCAATGGCCCCAATCGTCTGAAGGGCTTCCATCACTCTCCCCCTTTCTCGATCCGATCGGCCTCGGCGCGGATGGCGGCTGAATAGTCCAGCCCAATTGTGTTTCCGCTATTGCCACGCGGATGGAAAACGGGGCCTTGGGAGCCAATGCAAACCATGTTCGCGTCTATAAAGTCCGCATCCCTCCTCGCCTGCTGAACACGGCCAGCGGTGCGGGCGGCGGCGAGGGCTTCGGATATGACGCGAACGCGCGCTTTGCACCCGTCAATTGCCGCTAGATCGCAGTCGCATGTTATGCGCCCGCAGGATGACCCGCCGCCGCAAGCATTGTATCCAGCCAAAATAATTTCGCGTGCTTGTTCCTCGCTCATTTCTTCCCCCTTCGCTGGTGAGGGGCGGGCAAGGGCATCCAATGGGTCGGACGGCAGTAACCGTCAGGCTCGGTGTCGTAGTCATCAAGAGTGAGGTTCCCCTCCACGTCCCACGCGCCTGTCCGCTCAAGATATGAGACACGTTGCACGCCCTCGCATCCGCCCCCAAAAGCCAGGAACCATGTCCCATTCTTCGGCGCGCTCTCAATCGGCCTCCACCCCTCCCCGGCAGGCGCAGCGGCGGAGAGACTGACGCCGTATTTCTTCGTGACGGCGCGAAGTTCCGCGATGGTTTCGGACAGCGAAGGCCCTTCCTCGCTCGGCTCTTCCGGCGCGGCGGCAAATGGCGACGGGAGGCCAAGATCGGCGAACACGTCGCCGCTGCTGTCATGGACAGTTACGTCAACGTCAGCTTCCGGCGCGGCGAGAGCGGCGGCAGAGAGGGCGGCGCGGGCGCGGCGGATATGGCCGAAGGTCAGATAGCAATCGCCATTTTTGCCAGATGACCAAACAGCGTCGTTGTCAGGGAAGCCATCATCGCCTTCCGTTCCTTCCCCGGTGAAGTCAGCTTCACAGGGGGCGACAAGCGCCTCGAAAATCTCGTGATCATTTGCCATGTTCGGTCTTCTCCAAGGCTTTGCGGGCGGCATCGATCGCGCGGCGGGTGTCGCCGGATAGTTGGTCGTGCTTTCCCCGTGGTGAGCTATGCACCTCAATAAGCGCCGCCTGCGCCTCTCCCATCTCCCGCCCGATCCGCGCGATGTCTGCTTCGGCTTTCTCGGCGCGAACGCATGTGTCGCGGACCTGCCACATGAATTTGTCGGCGCGCTCTTTTTCTTTCTTTGCTTCGGCCTTCCATGCGTCGGCGGTACTTTCGGCAGCGTTCAATGAGTGCGCCAGGCTTTGCTGCCCAGCGAGGAAAGCCCTATCGCTTTCCTCTGTAAGCTGCGCGAGATCTGCGGCGCAGTCGCGCTGGGCGGCAAGGGCGGCTTGTTTTTCATGGACAAGTCGGTTCATGTGGCCGGTCACGCGCTCGGCTTCCGCCTCTGCCTTTTCGGCGCGGGCGAGGGCGGCGTCGCGCTCTTTGATGAGAGTGGTAACGTCCTTGTGCAATTCATCTCGCTCGGCGCGAACTTCTTCAATATCGCTCATCATCTCATCCTCTCGCGCCAATAGCGCCTCTGGTTCGCAAGCTGGGGACGGCTCATCGTTTCACTGCCTCGTGAGGGTCGAGGCCAAACCGCTCGCATAATTGGACCGAAAATGTACCCCCAAGGCAGAACACGTCCGCGACGGCGATCCACCTTGAATGCAAAGCGCCCTTGCGGTAAGACCGCGCCCTAGCCGACTTCACCGCGCGCCGAAGCAGAACCTCGTCGGGAATGCTCGCGATGGTGTTTTTGCTTACATCGCTCATCATTTCCTCATGATCGCTGGCGCCGGCCTTCTCGGCCTCGCTCACGGTCATTACTCATCCTCCGCATCGAGCGCGTACACGTCGATCGCCTTGGCAAGCATCTCGCTCAGCCATTCGGGACAGTCGTAAATCTCCTTGATCATCCCGCACGTCCCGCCATGCCCACTCTTGAACGGCCGCACGCTGACAATCTCCCGCTCTCCGCCTTCCTCGGGATAGCAGTCCTCCGGCGGCCCATATAAGCGCGCTGGGATGATCGGCGTTTGGGTGAATGTGACTTCTACTTCCAACTCGGCTGCTTTGTCGACATGGCTGAGCGTGACGGTGCAATAGTCCTGGTAGGTGCGATCACTCATTGCCGCACCATCGCCACAAGCGCCGCCACCGCATCATAGGAAAGCCCCAGCGCGTAGATCAGTAGCGCCCATGCAGCAACAGCCAGGATCACGACCGCGCCAACCCGCGCCCCAACAGGCGCACGATCAGGGCGCCTCATTGCTTCACCGCGGATTTTGCCATGTCCATGATCGCGTCGGCCTGGTCGCAAACGCCCATCGCCCGCTCGAAAGCCTCGCGATAGATCGGTTCGATGACGCCAGACTTCATTCCATAGGCGCGGAAGCTAAGACCGGCCATGAACATCATTTCATGGAAGGCATGCAACACCCGCAGAGAACCGGCGCCGGGAACCTTGTCGTCGCACGCCTGACCAAGCTCGGTCATCATGCCAAGAAAAATCTTGGCGAGCGCCTTGCCATCCGCTTTCGGATCGGCCGTCATGTCGAAATTCCCCTCGCGCTCGACAACCCCGCGCTTAACTCCGTCAACCATCCCGTCACCCCGTCAGCGCGACAACCGCGCCACACATTTGTAACACACTAATGTGTAAGCGCAACAAGAAAAAACCCGGCGAGCGATTAGGCTGGCCGGGTAAGTCGAGAGGAAACGCCCTTGGGAGGCGAGGAGGATGATGGCGCGTGGCGTGTGTTAAGTCAACAGTTTTGTGTGTTGGGCGCGTCATTCTTCGGTGTCGATGCCATCCAGCCAATCGAGCAGCGACAGACCACAATCCCCCACCCGCGAAGAAGTGGCATTGCGTGAACCCGAGTAAGTCATCAGCCGAAACATCCTTGATCGATCGAGTGTCAACCTCACCAGGCGCAATCACGCCAGATAAAATAAGCTCCCGCAGCACATGCGCCGCAGCAGGGTCAATCTCATTGTAATATGCGCGGGCCGTCATCAGCGCTTGCCCGCACGATCAGCCGCCGTCTGCAAAACCCACCGGCGGAACTCGGCCATCTCGGACTTGTTGACGATCTGCCGCTTCCCGCGCTCGACCTTAATGCCAAATCGCCGCATGACGGAAAGCCAATTCACGAAGGTCTGCAAATCGGCCAGGTCATGCTTGATGATGATCGCGCGGTTAAATTCGCCGACCTCGATATCAGTCAGCACGTCCTCGATCTTCGCGATTTGCTCGGGGGGTAGTTTCATGGTGGGGAACTCGCATTGGAGAGAATAAAAAAAAAGATAACACATTAATGCGTGAAGTGACACATAAAGTTGTTGATGGGTCAAAGAATGGGTGAAAAGAAAAATCGCGTGAGGGAAGGTGGAGCCCACCCGCGGCGACTCGATTTTGCCCCCCCCGGCCCTCCTCCGCGCGCCTGGGGAGAGATGGCCACATGGGGGTCACGGTCGCTCGATCTGGCCGCAGATCGACCACGTTCCCGCACCATCGAAGGAATAGATGCGTGATAAATCAATGGCTTACATGTGGTTGAGCGTTAAGCGCGGCTTAATGTGATGCGCTCGTGTGCGCTTGTGCAATCTGGTAGAGCGTTCTGCTTGCGAATAAGCCAGCGCCGTGGCCTCGCGTGTGCGCAGAGCATCACCTTATCCACTCACTCATCCATACATTCGATCATCCGCACATACACTGATCGCTTGCCTGATTGCTCACTCGCTGGCTTGTCCATCGATTACGACCGCTGCTTCGTCGATCTGTGGCGCTGGCTCGTCGAGCCTGATCACATACCCAGGCGACACTTGGTTGACCTGTTGATTGTTGATCTGAACATTCACCGTCGAGCCGCCCTCGGCCTTGCCCTCGATTGAGGCGATAGCCTTGAGGCGCACGGTCTTGGTTGCGGCGCTGTTGTCGCCTTCATCGTCCCTGATAGCCACGGCTGTACGCAGGTTACGCGGCGCTTCAGCGGATCGCATCGCGGCTAGCTCCCGGGAGAACTCTGTCCGGAACGCCTTGCAGGCCGCTACCTGCCTTGCTCGACGGAGGCGCACGCCGACCGACTTGGCTGCCTCGCTGAGCGTTAGCGGCTCACCCGGATAGAACTCTTTCCCCTCGACGTGGCCGCCTTCATCGAAGCCGTACACCATCAGTTCGACAAGCGACTTATAAGGCTCATGCAGTTCGACCCAATCGGCTGGGTCGGGAGCCTGCGACAACCCCATGGCCTTGGCTGCTTTCGAGAATGGGCGCGGGTTCTTGCGGCTGACACCGTGGAGGCTCTCTACGGCCCTTCCGGTCGTCGGGCCTTCGCTCGATTGCGACTTGTCGCCCTTCATGAAGATTGCCCTTTCCGGTCGCTGGTCGCTCCCTACAAGGAAGGAACGCGGGGGCGCGCGAGAGGGGGCGACGCGGGGGAGATTGCGCGCAGGCCTCAGAATTGCCAACGCACCGCTTTCCCGCTCGCAGGGCGCTATTTATTTATCGTTTCATTTCAAACAGTTGACATTGCGCGCCGTATCGACGGCCGATCCGGTGCGTTGCCCCAAGCCCTATTGACACGCCTCTATGCCAACTGACACTTGTCAGTACCTAGCGCGAGCCGATGACGCCGAAACAAGCCGCCCTGTCTATGTTGCGCGCCGGCGAAATCACCCAGGCCGAGGCGGCGCGACTGGCAGGCGTCACCCGTCAAACCATCGCCCAATGGTGCGGGCTGGCCTTGATCGACGCGCCACGCGCCAGGCTCAACCGCATCGCCGCATCATTCGCCAAGCGCCAGAGGTTCGACGCGCCAGACATGCCCCGCATCAAGCGACGCAAAAAAGCGTGATCGGTTCCCCGCCAAAACCATGAGCCTCGCCCATAGTTTCCAGCTAACTATCTGTTTTTCCTAACACTTCTACCTACTCATTTTTGTGTTGACATGTTAACTCGTTTAACGCATATTGTTGTTAGTTCAACACGCACAAACGAGTTACACCATGTTCAATCTCTCGTATCGCAAAGTCGGCGGCTTACGTTTCCTGCGCATCGGCCGCCTGCAATTTTCCTTCTGTGTTTGCCGCGCCAAGCCTGCGCCCAAGCCCGCGCCGAAGTTCGCGGTTGGCACCGTTTTTCGCTCTTTCACGCCGGCCGAAGTCCGCGCCTATCACCGTGAAATGGAAGCCCACGCGGCTGGAGTTTCGGCTGATTGGTGACCCTTCGCAGGGCGCCCCGTGGGGCGCCTCACGAAGCGCCATCGCTTCCGCCATTCAACACGCACAAACGAGGCCCGTCATGCCCGTCTCCATGTTTCAAGCCATCAGCACCAAGTATCTCGGCCCGTCGAATGTCCGCGGCGCCCGCGTCAAGGCAACTGCCGAGGCTGGTTCCGTCACCCTCTCGTGGGATCATCGCCTAAACCCTCCAGAGAACCACGCCGCGGCCGCTGAGGCATTGGCGCTCAAGTTCGGATGGACTGGCCCGCGCTATGGCCAGCTTGTCGGCGGCGCCCTGCCAGGCTCTGGCTATGCCTTCATCTTCGTGCGCCGCGCCGATCTGGACGAATGACCATGCCCTTCCTCCTCTCCCTCCTCACCAACTGGCGCCGCCGCCGTGCGCACCGCCAATTCTGCCGCAGCTTTTTCGGAAAGGACGCTTGACCATGCTCGACCTCACCACCCGCGCCAAGGCGCTCGCAACCGACTGGACCAATGGAGCGCGCGCCTATGTCATCGATGAAATCTTTCGCCTCGCAAAGCCCGACGCCATCGCTCTGGCGCTGGCAATCTCTGGCCTGCTTGGCCCGGCCGACGCCGCGCAATTCGCCCGTCATTTTCTTTCGCAGACGGAGGCTTGAGCCAATGACCGGCGTAACCCTCCCAGAACTGGTCCACGCGGCCCGCATCTTCGTGGCCTACCTGCCCGTCATCATCGCCGGCATCACGGCCGCGAGCATCTTCGGCGCTGCAATCGGCCTCGAAATCATCTTCCTGTTTCTCACCTGATTGGAGTGCTTACCATGGCAACGACATTCCCGACGATCTGGCAAATTGGCACACATCGCGGCCAAGCGGTCGTTGAAATCGTCACGGTCAACGGCGCCAGAGCCTTGAACGCTGCAATTCTTCGCTATTGCGAAAAGTACGGCCTTGAGCGCTCGCACGTTTGGGCCGAGTGTTGCAAAACAATCGCCGCTTGACCCCTAGCACCAGCGCCGCCCCAACCCGGCGGCGCTGTAGCGAGTGATTAAGCTGAAGGAGAAACTGCGATGAAAAGAGCGCACTTTAAAGACCTGGCGCCCGGCCAGACTTTCGATTTTGTTGGGCCGGCCCATAACTCATTTTTCCTGCCATGCCGGAAAGTTTCGCCGCGCCGCTATGTGGCAATCGACGCGCACGACGGGAAAAAGTTCACCGTCGGAACTATTCACGCAATCGTCTATCGCGTGGATGAATACGACCCATCCGGGCGCCCCACCCACGCCTAACCCCAGGAGAACCCACGCCATGACCTACACGCTACCCCGCCAGCCTTGGGCCAAGCTGAACTTATAGCCGATGGGCGATCATCAAAATCAGGTTGAGCGCGCCCCAGCCTATCGCCATCACGGCCGCAACACACGCGACCGCGACCATGAACCCGCCCAACCCGAGCGCCAGCCCATGAAACAGCGATAGGTCATCATCCGAAATCCAGAATTGGCGCGACAGGATTTTCCGCATTCTCGGCCTCCCCCAAGTTAGAATGGCGTTTCAAACCCTGTTACCACCCGAGCGCCAAAACGAGAAACCCCCACCCCGATTTTTTCGCGAGGTGGGGGGTTTCATTTGCGCCGATTGTGCCGCCATATCGCCTCAGCCAGCAGCAGCACCAGGCCGCCAATTGCGCCGGCGAAGAATGCGCCCGTCAAATCTCAGTCGCCCGGCGACCGGCAATCAGCGCCTCGCCAATCTGCTTGGCCGCATTCTCACCAAACCGAAACGCGACCGGACCATAGCGCGGATCATGCAGCAGGATCACCCGATCGGACGATCCCGGAGCCGACCCAAGTTCAAATGGTGAATTATTCACCGTCGGAACCGGGCCGTTCTTCATCGAGGCGGGGGTGCTTTCCGGCATGAGGCCCAGGCGGATCGAGCCAAGCTGAGCAATAAACGCATCCAGCTTGGCCGCATCCAGCACCACGCGCGCCGCATGGGGTTTGGCGGGAATAGTGATTTCCACCCGCTTGGCGTCGCCCGAGATGCGCCATTCCGCCGCGCCTTGCGGCATTCCATTTGCACCGAGGATCACTTGCTTTTCTCCATCCGTCGCGCAGCCTTGCGCTCGCGCTCAGCCTGCTTGCGTTTCAACTCGCGCCAGTCGCGCCAGCGTTTCGTCGCCATCATCGAGGCGTGCTGTTTTCGCTCCACGTCCGTCATCCGTCCGTTCTTGGTTTTGCCGCCCTTTTTTCCGCGTTCGGACAGCGTTTTTTTTCGCGTACCGACTTGCAGGCTTAGAGTTTGCTCGCAAAAATCGTTCTGCTTGCCCCGGCTACGCACTACCGCCAGTTTCAGCCCGAGGGCCGCCAAAAGCTGGCCGAGCGACTTGTCCCCGAAGTGCCGAGAGCCGCACAAAATCTTGCCGGTGTAGCCAGTTTGCAGCCCGGCGATTTCATCGACGTGCAGATGCGTGAACCGCAGTTCGTTCACCCGGACCGACAGCGCGGCGCGCAGGCCCGGATATGTCTCGACAATGGCGAGGATCGAGGCGTCATCCATTGGCGCGCTCTGCTGTGAACTGGCGCCGGCGCCGAACAGTCAGCCGCTCCATTCGCGGCGTCAGGCGGCCAAAGTGCCATTGCTGGCACTCGTCGCAGTGGTAGGCGTTGGGCTTGTCGCCCTCCGGCTTGCGCTTCACCAGGCGCACCAGCGCGCGCTCAGCCAGACGGCGCGTGGCGTAGGGCATCTTGCCATTGCAGGCCATCAGCGCGCCCTCTCGATGGAGAAAATGGGAGCCATCCAAACGGCTGGATTGGTCTTTATCCCGGTGACGATAAGTTTTGCCGCAGCGCAGGCTTTTTCGAAGTCATCAGCGATTACCGAAAAAATCGCCATCCGTTCGCCGGCACGCTTCTGATCTTCTTCCTGCCCGGCCCCGGTTGAATAAGGCCAAATGGCAATGCGGACGGTATATGTGTCGCTCATCAGCGCGCCCCCGCCAGTTCGGCCCGGAGAGCCGCCAGGCCCGCCTTGATGCGCTCACGCTCGCCTTCCGTCGCCGCGCGCCGCGGCTTGGCGTTCAGGATCGTGAACAGCGCATGACGCTCGCGGGAGAACTCGACCACCTGCGCCAAGACAGACTTGCGAACCTCACCCGGCGCTGGGGCGAACGAACTGTCACGACGCAACAGCGCATTGCAGCCCGCAGCGATAGCCCAGGCTGGGAACTCGCCCAAGACTGACACATGGGCCGTCAGCAGCGCCTTGGCCGCCTGCGCGTCTCCCGGACCGGGATAGGACGCCAGCAGCCGCCCGACCTCGGCAGCAATGGCGCGGCGATCCGCCGGCACAAGATGGCGCTCAAGCGCCGCCAGCCGCCGGCGCATCGTATCGGCCATTTCGCCAGTCGGCGCGTCGGCTTCAGAAATCGACCACCCGGCGCCGCGCCGTTCGATCCGGTTCCGCAAAGCCATCGTCGCCGCCGCGAGGGCCTGCGATGGCGGTCCGATCGGAGCCGCCTCCGCATTTTCCCATCGTTCCATCGGTAAATTCGTCATGTTCCAACCCCCCGTAGCCAACCTGTGCGAAAAAATTTCGTGCGGTTTGTGGACGCTGCGCCGGGCCAGCGCGTGGCTGGCCGCCCTCGGCCGCCTTGCGGACCCAATTGCGCCAGGTTGCGTCCCAATCGGCCTTGACGCCGCGGGCGCCGGGCTGGCTGGCCCAGTAATCCTTGAATTTCTCAAGTTCGGCCCGAGCCTCGGAATTGCCCAAGGTGTTCCCAGCCATCAGACGGCCCTCTGCGCAGGGCTTCCAGTCGAACGGCAACCGGCAGCCGCGAGCCGTCGATTTTTTCGGTTCGCGCGCGGCTGTGGTTTCCGAGCGAAGCGAGGTGGAGGGGGTTAGGATAGGGGGTTGATTATATATCTCTTGGGGGGAAACCTTGGGGGAGGTTTCATCGGCTTTTGAAACGGCCAATAACGCCGCGTCACGCTCTGTCACGGTGTTATTTGCGTTACGGTGACGGCGCTGACGTTCTGCATTCCCCGCGCGCGCTTTGGCGCGACGCTGCTCATCC